CCATCTTTTCTATATGCTCGTTTGATGCTTTAAAAAACTCAGCTTTAAATGCTTCTTTCTCTTCTTTTGATAGAGTAAGATTGTCTATTAACTTATCTGCTGTTGAAATTATTTCAGAAGCTCCACCTCCGAAAATGTTTGATAAAAATTTAGGTAATGGCATATTATGTATTTAAAATTTTATTCTTTCAGTTACTTTAGTTAAATCTACTATTTGAATAGTATCCTTTTCTCCATGTTCTTTAGTATCCATATGACACCAAGTTGTAGCTATGCTTTTATCTTCAATCCTTCTTAGTCCTAGTTCGTACAATTTCTTAGCGTTCTTCTTTACGTAGTTATACCAATCTAGTCCGTAATAGTTCTTAGCTTTAACATCAATCCCTTTTCCTTGCTTATGGGTTGATTTAGGCGCACCCGTTTTACTATACTTATCTCTTAGTCCACTTTCGCTATATTGTCCTCCAGTGTGCCAATCGTTGATCGTGATAGGTATTCCCAAATCCTCACGTATAAACTCTGCAATGTCGATGAGTTTGTAATCAATAAGTAAAATGCTTTTCTCACCATCTCTTTTAAAAGTGGTAGGATTAATGAACTCTTCTATTACAAAATGTTTACTTATCATGCCTCTAGTTTTGCTAATCTTGCCTTAACCTCGTGTACGTCTGTTTTGAGATTCATGTGATCGTTACTTAGAACTCCCAATTCTTTTTCAATTCTATTAAGGGCATTTTCAATACCCCCCATTTTAGTAACCATTCCATTCCCTATCCATGCTAGTAGGGCTAATAAGATAGATATTAATCCACCTAATAATATCAATAAAAACTCATTACTCATAGTGATTCTTTACATATCGTTTCTTTTCTCTTATGTCGATTATTACTCTTAACATGATAGCTCCATTTAAAGCACCCCATGTAGTAACCATAGCATCCATTTTGTCAAACTCTCTCCCTTGACTTCTGTCCCATTGCTCTTTAGCTAGTCCTGCACAAGTCCCCATAACTATACCTGTCGATAAAGCAAAAGCGTTATTATCTTTTATAGATAAAGCTAGTTCACCTGTCATAATGCTTATTCCTGCACCTGCAAGGTAGTGATAGTTTTTATCCATTTGACCAAACGAAAGAAAAGGAAGTATTAATAGAATGAATTTCATTTATTGTTTTCTTCTAAACCAGATATTAAATGAGTAAATCACAACCGTTGGATTCGTTGACCATGTAGGATTTATTATTCTTATTCCCGATAAATCATTTGCAGAATATGAAACTGATAAAGTACCCGTATTTTGAACATAAAAAGCAGTTGATGTAAAGGCTGAGGTAATTGTTGTTAGATTCGTATTTTGAATTAACTGTATTGTTGATGTTTCAGCCGTTGCAGTTGTTCCGTTGTATGCTAATAAATCATATTTATAAGCCTCGCAATTTTCTGGTATTAAGTTTTTTGTAGTGCTTGAACTTCCACCTACAATTGGTATTGTGCTAAGAGTATATGTTGAGCCGTCAAATGGATTAAAAGACAATGCAATAAAATTCAAACAAAACACAGCATCACTCAACACAGCCACTGTTCCCGTATTGCCTCCTGTAAGGTTGGCAGAGCCTAATGACATTGTTGAACTTGCTTTTAAAGCACCTGTAATAGTCGCAGTACTTCCAACACTGAAAGTACCCGTTACTGTTTCATTTCCTGATACCTTAAGACCCCCCATTGTTGCTGACTTGGTACTATTCAATGGAAGGTAACCTCCCACTACCTGAGCCTTACTTACGCCTAGCGATAGTAAAGCTAAAAATAAAATTATTCTCTTCATTATTGTATATTTAAAATTACTGTAATCGTTCCGGCACTATTGCTGTTCTTAGTATAAACTATTCTGTAATATCTTGACCCTAGCAAAGAAATAGGCGCTAAGATTTGAGAAGTAGTCCCACTAGCCATAGTCAAACTAGCATCGGCGATGTCAGCCCAATTACTGTTATCGTTTGAATGTTGCATTTTAACCGTAGCATCACTAGCATTAAAGCTAGTTGCGTTTACTTGAAAGGACAAATTACGTCCTTGTCTTTGCCCGTCCATGTCGAAGGCTTCGCTATTTATGTTAGCAGTAGCTGACTGCGCATTGATAATTGTATGTGTCATTTTTTCTAGTTTTTAAGCACAAATTGATTTATTATAAAATTGTTGAATTGTAATCGTCATTTCTATTCCACTCACCTCATCGTCGAACTTCTCAGTGAAAGGAGTCATCGAAGAGTTAAGAGAAACATCCGTCCCGTCATAATCATTTAAGTCATCTGTAAGGTCAGCGTAAAACATCTGACAAGCCTTAAGCATATCACTTAAGACCTCTGTTTCATTGCTCTCATCCTTATGGACTAAATCACAAAAAAACAAGTTAATGTTAGTTTCAAATACGTTCGCATTCGTGCCGTTGATGTTAGAATTAACTAGCCTAGCCCCTACAAATGGGTATTTCATCCCCCCACTTATTTGAGAGGCTGTGTATTCCCACGGATCACCAAAGAAAAAACTCCCGTTACTTAGTAGTACGTTTGAGCTTACTAGGCTTTGAATCCTTGTTATTATTTGATTTAACGTTAACACGTTTTAAATAGTCCTTTAGTTTTTTTAAATTCTTACTGTTTACTCTCATCTTATTCCTCTTAATGAACAAGGATAATCTTCATTCCTATCCTTTGTATAAAATCCACTTGAAAAATTATTTTGATTCGGTTGCGATTCGTAATAACGATAATTAGTCAAGAACAGAGGGTAGGTAGCTGTATTGTCCCTTAAATAATCGGTACACTTTTGAGCTAACTTTTGAGCGTTATCTCTCCATCTATCCATGATGTAAAGCATTTCTTCCTGTGAAGCTGGTTGAGAATTATCTGAACTCTTTACCATTAATCCCTTGTTCATGTAGCGAATCTTAAACACAGGACTAACTTCCATAAGAACATAGTACTTCATGAAGGGTAGAATATAGTTATCTAACAAGGTTTGGTTCGCTGAACTAACCGTGTTACTTCCTATCTGACTAAGAATCTGATTAAATAATTGTGTACCTAGTACATCCTCCACATAAAGCCTTTGAACATCCTCAATAGTCGGAGTGATGACTTTCATATCAACATTATCATTGATGATAGTCATTTGCTTTAAGTATGTTTCACCCATCATTAAATTCATTTCTTCCTCCTTGATTTTGTAACCGAGATCCAGCGATGTCTGCAATAAGCAGTAGTTTCTCCGTTATTTGGATTAGTATAAAAACCTCCACGATATGAGAAAGCGTCCCAATCGTCGGGCATTGATAATAATTCTTTAGCCGTTGCTGTGATATTGTCAATGGCTTCCCTTGTCCATCTTTTACCTAGTGCAGATAAAGCCATCATTTTTTGACAGAAAGGTCTTGAGCTTTTAGCGTCAGGCACTCCGTCAATTAATCCGTATTTATAAACTACGTAAGTTTCAACCTCAACCTTAGTGTCTTTATTAAGACCCTTCTCCGTTGGTTGGTATCCGTTCCCTGTGTTCAAAAGAAGTTCAGCCGTAACCAAAGTAGCGAGTATCTGCAAAACCTCTTCTAAAGGTACACCCGTTTGTTTAGAGGCTTGTTCTGGCGTTGCATTAGGATTACCCTTGTAAACTTCTAATATAGCATCTTCGCTTTCTTTAGCCGTTAAAAACTCGTACTCTTCAGTAGTGGCGAACTTCTCAAATAATTGATAGATTGTTTCCTCCTCACTCTTTTGAATATCGAATTTACTAAAGTTGGTGTTCTGACTAAATAAAATGTTTATGTCTTGATCGCTTAGTCCGTATCCTTGTCTTAACATTAAAGAGGCTACGTGCTTAGAAGTCTTACCGTTGTTTACTTCTCTTATTAATCTCTTAATGTGTTGCCAGTCCTTACCGCTTAGTTTCTTAAGATTCTCATTCACCTGAGCAATCGGCTGAGGTAAGCTAGGGTCTTGACCTTGAACAGTCGCACCTTCAGCCATATCAACGTTATACTTTTTAACCAAGTACTTTTTAATTGTTTCCGTTCCAAGTATCTCAATCGTATCTGCATTAATAGGTAAGTCTAATCCCACTGGGCTAGTAGGTTCAAAGTAAAGGTCAGCATCCACACCCATAATACTAAACAAGTATTCAATCTGACAAATTAAATTTTCTTGTCTGTATTCAATGTAAGTCTTTACGAATTTCTCCCACTCCTTAACTGTTGCCTCTCCACTTGTATCACTTAAACTTCCTTCGGTCTTAATTCCAAAAAGAACAGGCGCACATGAATGTACGGAAAATATCTTTTCTTGATTTCTTTTACTTACAAGTTCAAACTGTTTATCTAGATCGCTTTGTGTTAAAGTCTTTAAGTCAGGTGCAGTCCCACCCTTGTCTCCAAAGTAGAATAGTACAGACCCCCCATTTTCAGTACCTCCGTAGGTTCTGTCGAATGCTTTTTTAAGTTCTGTTTTCTTTTGTTGGTCAGGCTCTCCTTCAAAAAACGTAAGCATTGAACTAGCAAACATTCCGTTCTTCATGTGCCAATAATGTAACTTAGAAATCTCAATATCTGTCTCTATTTCCATTATGGCAGACTCATATTCAGGTTTAGGGTAAAGGTCAGCATAAGGCACTACTTCAGGAGAATGTTCTCTGTAAATAAAAATCTGTGTTCCCGTTCTAAAATTAGGATTAAAAATGTCAAACTTTTTAAAACTTGAACTCTTATCGGGACTTGGATTAGGTTTTATTTTTCCTTGTTCCTCTGTCATCCATTCATCACAATAGTAAACAAACTTTCCACATGGGGACATTCTTAAGTTTCCGTATTCGATATTAAATACCTCGAACTTAGTACCTCCGTTGTTCCAAATTATTTGCCACGCAAACCCATTGTATAATTGATACTGAATACAAGTCTTAGGTAATAAATCATTCCACGACTCATATCTATTAGCGTTTTCTAAAAACTGTAAAGTCTTAGCCTGACTTAAAATTGATTCAGTTTGTTCAGCGCATAATCCTTTCCCAAATACATACCTAGCCTTTCCCCTTACTATACTCCCATGCTCAGGGTGCATATTCATCAAGTTAATTAAGAAGTAAGGATACTCGTTAAACTTTCCCCAATTAATCCAATCCTTTTTTGAAGGCTGATAAAAGAACGGAGTCGTGTAGTTACTCAATTCAACTTTCATGAATCGGGACTCCTTCGGTTCGTTATTTTCTTTTTTAAATCCTACCTTAGTCCCCATACGCTTTTACTTGAATGTCTTTGTTAATATAAGATGTAACGCTTAGATCACTAGCCGGATATTTCATCTTGCCAGTCTGAACTAGTCTTAAAAAATTATATGGATTAGTAGTCAATAGAGTTGATGGGTCTTTTGCTACTATTGCCGTGTAATCAATAATGTCTACACTAGCAACCTCATAAGCCCAATAGTGATAAAATCCTGTCTTAGGTAAATTAACCTGTCCACTTGTCCACGTTGGACTAGACTGAACTGTGATTACAAACTTCTGAATGTTTTCTCTTACTGTCGTGTATGAGTTGGTAACCATTTGAACTTGCTTTGTGTTATCGTCTTTAAACAAGATTACATAAGAAGCCGTAGAACTAGAAGCCTTTTCGCTTAAAGTCAAATAAACATTATTAGCTCCACTTGCAAGGGTTATCATAACTATATGACTAAAAATAAATAGATAATAACAAAAAAGCCCCCAATTAAGGAGGCTTTCTTTATTAGTCTTAATCTGTTAAGCGTTTACAATTAGTAAATCTCTCAAGGCAGTTGTTACTGTGTTAGCCATGTTAGGCTCTTCTGCTTTGAATACGAAGTCGTACCCAGCGAAGTCAGCCATTGCGGTACCTGACATTTGGGTCGAGTCCTGTCCGTTCATTCCGTTAGTTTCCCCTAACAAGATCAAAGTACCGTCTTGACGTTCTGCAATACACATTACGGGCTGTAAGAACAATGCTTTAAATACATAAGAGTTAAATGCTGAGAACTTAGGAAACTTAACACCTAAAGTCTGTTCTACATAATAAGTCCCATTTGGATTGTTAGGCTTAATAGTCTGAACGTAGTTAGAAGTGTTTTGATTTAATTGGAAAGTCCAAAACTTTTTACCCGTAGATAAAAAAGTAGCTACATTAGTTACTGCACCCGAAGCTGAAGTAATTACAGTAGAACTAGTCTTATCCGATAAAGGACAAAAATAAACGGTCTTAATCCCACCTCTTCCATCGGCGCAGTCTTTTGTATAACCACTCAATATAGCGCAATCTGATAATGCCATGTTTTTATATTTTTAATGTTATTAAAAAAGCCCCTTTTTATCGGGGCTTTAATTATTATACTCCGAGGTAGTTAAAGCAACGTGACACAAACGCTACGTTGATTCCGAATCTCCAGTTAGCTCTCAAATAGATAACATTGTCATCAGTTGAGTACCATACTTTAGGTTTCTCTTGCTCGTTTGTTCCATCAGTTGCCGGGTAAACATTAGATGCTTCCAAAGCGTAAATCTTAGTTACTCCTGCTAATCCCGGATCTTCTACGATCTCGATAGTTGTTCCTTCTGCATAAAGTTTACCTTTACCGTCCTGACCGTATGCACCATCGAATCCGATGTTATCAGCCATTCTCTTCCAACGGTATTGAGCTACCATTGCAGGACTCATATACATTTTGATGTCAGTAGCACCACCTTTGTAAACGTCTTGGTTAGCGATAATCAAAGCAGCTAAACCTTTTACAACTGTACGAGAGTTAGCCTCTGACCATGTTGTTCCTGAGTAAGTGTTAGTGCTAGTCAAAGAACCTGATACAATGTCAGCATCAATGGTTTTGATTAGACCGTCATACTTGTTCAAATAATCTAAGTAATGAGAGGTGTTACCTTGCCATACTGCAATAGCTCCTTTTTTAGCTACGTCATCAATGTTAGCTTCTACGATTTCAGTATTGAAAGTTAGAGCTGTGTAATCTTGACCTTTAACAAGACTAGTTTCTGTAAACTTGCCTTGTAGGGTGTATTCGCAGAATGATTGCTCAATCTTAATACCAGCAGTAGTTACTGTACGTTGTGTAAGAACAGTTGAACCCGATGGGTTAACAGCTCCACAACCTCCAGCCTGCCAATACGGAGAATTAGAGATAATGTTAATAGTTTTAGTGCCTTTAACACCAGTCATTAAATTGCCTTTAGTGGCATTTAAAATAGGTGAGTTTGTAAATAGACGCTGAAGGATTACTTTATCCGTTTGGTCTGTGTACGCTGGTAGCGCTGATACGTTATATGCCATTTTGTTTAGTTTTTAATTGTCAAAAAATCCTTTTTTATTTGATTGAGTTGGTGTTTGAACAGGGTCAGCCGTTGGAACATCAAGAGCAGAAGCGAACATTTGGAAACCTTCGCTTACTATTTTAGCTACTGAATCCATTTGCTTTTTAAGAACTTCAATCTCTGCTTTGTGATTAGCTTCAAGTTCTGATTTCTCTTTAGAGAAGTTTTCCTTTACTGCTTTGATCTCTGCTGACATTTGAGCTACTTGAGCATTCATGTCAGGAGTCGCAGGGGTGGCAGGAGCTTGAGCAACTGGAGTAAGTACTTCTACTTTTCCTTCTTTTACAGTTAGCTTAGTTCCGTCTGCAAGTTCTACCTCACCATCAGGCATAGGTAAAAATCCATTAGGATTAGCAGGGTCAATCACCATCAAAGGTGTACCAACTGCTAAAGGCATATCGCCTTCCCATTTAATTACTGATCCGTCTTTTGCTGTTGCCTCTCCGAATTTTGCAACAGGTGTTGCAGGAGTTGCTGGTACTGTTGGAGTTGCTGTTACGGGTGCAAATACTACATTAAACTCTTTGATTAAGTTTGAAATGCCTTCTTTGAACTTCCCGATTTCGCCTTTAAATTTGATTTCCATAACTATATGACTTTTATTTAAAAAATTGTGTGCTAAATAATTTCATGACCTTGCTTTGAAAGCCATTCCATAAAGTCTTCAACACTCGCTAACTCTTCGCTATTAGTTTGATTTGTAATAGGTTGTTCGTAAAACTCACCCTCAACTGAGAAGCCTGTATAAATTCCTGTCTTTACAAAATTATTCCACGTGTTTACGTCTAAGATTTTAATAAACCCGTACCACGAACCATCTGGAATATCCTCTCCAAACGGAGGGTTAATACCTGCCTTACGATCAATAATAAAATGTTGAATCAATCCACCGTTAATAGGCATATTTGAATTGTGCATTTCATTAATAGCTGTGTTACGATTAGATAAAGCGAACTTTTGTTGAATGTCTTTTATTGACTGAGCCGTGAACCTTACATTAAATTCCTTGAAAGTGCCATCCTCTAAAGGCTCTTTTCTGTAAATTTCCATGTCAGGAATCATCAAAGGACCAGCTAAAGTCTGTTGACTTCCTTCTGCCGGTTTGTAGTTCCCCTTCCCTGAGCCTAAAGCTATCTTATACTTCTTAGGGGATTGATTAGCAAAGGCTGTAAAAGGTTTCTGAATTGCGGGATCATCGACTACTGCAATGGCTGAGACTCCTGATGAGTCTTGAAAAGACGTATTAATATAAAGGTCGATTAAATCTAACTTCATATCTATATGACTTTATTTGTTAAAGAAGTGTGCTTATAATAAAATAATCCTTATATTTGCAACGGGTCTCATAGCCCGTGTTTATTGGTTTAAGTTAAGAGCTACCTTAGAAATAGGGTAGCTTTTTTATTACATTAAAGGCTTTAATTGAGTTAATGTAGTTTATGTGTTAAATTATTTGATAACTATTGACTTCTGTTAAATAAATGTTATATTTGTAACGTTTTGCAGCTATGCGCAGCCTTGTGTTGCGCCTGCGGCAAGGTTGCGACATAGCTGCTGTTAGCGGTTAGTTGCGCAGCGTAGGAATTAAACAATTTTAAAAACAATATATATGGAATTTGAATACATAAAAAACAGATACAAAGTGCCAGCCGAAATGAACAGGGTGGTTATTATGAATGGCAAAAAGGGAGTAATAACCAAAGATATGGGGAACTATGTTGGAGTTAATTTTTACGATGAGAAAACAGCAGAGCCAATGCCTTGCCATCCAACGTGGGAAATGCAATACTTAGAGGAGTTTGATTATAAACCACCCGTAAAAAAATTAACGGCATCACAAAAACGATACAGAGAATTTCTGCACGATGATAGCGGTCTTTCTTTCAGAGAATGGTTAGGTATTAGGAGTGCGGTGGGGCGCAATTACCTATAACG